CGCGGGGGTTGTCGTGGCCGACGATGCCATCCACGTCACCGCCAGCGACGTGACGTCCGACGCCTATACGATGCGCGGTTTTGGCCTGTATCTGGCCGATGGCACCCTGTTCGCCCTCTATGGGCAGGCGGGCGCGATCCTGAACAAGACCGCCGAATCGATGATGCTGCTCGCGGCCGACATCGCCTTTGCAGACATCGACGCGACGATGATCGAATTCGGTGATACCAATTTCGTCCTGCCGCCCGCGACGACCGAAATCCTCGGCCTGGTCGAACTGGCGACGACGGCCGAAGGGCAGGCGGGTAGCGACAACAGCCGCGTCCTTACCCCCTATGTCGGCAAACAATCGGTGCTGGGCTGGCTGTTGTCGCAGGATGGCGCGGGAAGCGGCCTCGACGCCGATCTGCTCGACGGCCTTCACGCCAGCGCCTTCGCCCTCGCGGGCCATACGCATGGCACCATGGCGACGCAAAACGCCAATGCTGTTGCGATCACCGGCGGAACCTTGGGCAACGTATCGGTCGGCGTCGTTGATGGCACCGCGGGCGCGCCGGGCCTGTTCTGGAATGCCGACACCGACACCGGCCTATTCCGCGCCGCCGCGAATGCGCTGGCCATTTCGACCGCCGGAACCGAGCGCATGCGCATCGGGCCTGACGGCAAGGTCACGCTGAACGGCGCCACGGCAAATTATCTCTTGAACGTCGCTAGCCCGAACCCTCCTCGCGGGATCATCGCCGACATTTCAAACATCGCCGCCGCCGGCCTCAACGGTGCGATGATCTCGTTCACGCAAAACACGATCAACAACTGGTGTATCGGCCAGCCGCCGGGAGTTGACGGCTTTGGCTTTTTCGCCGGTCGAAACGGCGCCGCGGATGGTTCGGAGGTCGCGCGCTTTTCCACCGATGGCACCTTCCGTCCGGGGTCGAACAATGTCGGTGACCTTGGCACCAACGCGATCCGATGGCGCACGGCCTATCTGGTCGGTCTCGACGTTCAGACCGCCGCGGGAAAATTCAGCGTGGGAGCCGCCGGCGGCGCTTCGGTAAAGCTCACCAGCTCCGGGACCATGCAATATGAGACCGCCGCTGCCTCGTCGCATCAGTTCCTGATCAACGGAGTTGCCGCCGCCATCATCTCGGGAGCTGGCAATGTCGGCATCGGGACGACGGCGCCGGGGACGCCTCTGCACGTCATGGGCGGCTCCGGTCAATTCGCGACGTTTGGTAACAATAATGCGCGCGGCACTGGCAACAGCTATTTGGGCATCACCGACGCGACGGGGCGTAAAGCTTTCTTTGGCTATGGTGGCAACAACGACGACCTTCATATCATGAACGAGGTCGCCGGAAGGTTGGGCTTCGGCACCAACGGCGCCTTCCGATGGGTGATCAGCCAATCTGGAAACTTTGAGCCGAACGCAGGTGACGCCTACGATATCGGTTCGTCAGGTGCGCGGGTTCGGTCGGGGTATTTCAGCACCTCGCTCCAGATCGCCGGCAATGCCGCATGGCATGCCGGCAACGATGGA